ACAAGGTTTTAGATATTTTAATGTGTATGGTCCTAATGAAGAACATAAAGGAAGTCAGGCTAGTCCCTACACTCAATTTAGTAAGCAAGCTAGCGAAAATGGAGTAATAAAAGTTTTTGAAAACAGTCAGGCTTATTTGCGAGATTTCATACATGTGAACAAAGTGATTGATATTCACAGAACATTTTTGTCAATAAAATCACAGGGAGTGTACAATGTTGGCACTGGTAGTACAAAAAGTTTTATGGAAATTGCCTCAGGTATATCAATTCAAACCGGTGCAACAATTGAAAAAATACCCATGCCCCCAGAGCTTGCGCACAGCTATCAAAAATATACTTGTGCGGATTTATCACTATTAACAACAACAATAAATGAACATCTTTCAAATTGATTATGAAACTAGATTACAAAATTGGCATGACCTTAAAGAAGAGGTACGAAATTCTGATTTAAAAACCAAATGTGTCAAAATTGACCATTGGTGGCAACAAGCACCCACAGTACATCATTACTTACATATTAAAGATACACAAAATTGGCCCGATCCTTGGGAACTTTTGGTAGAAAATTTATATTGCAATGTTGCTAAAGCTTTAGGAATGTGCTATACTTTGCATCTATTAGGAGAAAAAAACGTAAGAATGGTTAATGCTAGTGACAAGTTTGGTAACGATATTATTTTAGTTGTAGTCAATAACGATTTTTTTCTAAATTACTGGCCTAACACAGTTGAGACTAATACTGTAGCAGATTTCACGTTAAAGAGTGAAATTGACATTAGTAAACAGTTAGCGAGATTAAAATAGAAATACTAGTCTTACAGGATACGTAAAATATATATGTAGTTTATCCTGTTTGATGAATTAAATATCTTATCACCTGCAGTAACCCATTCTAATAACTATAATAGGCAAACAAAATATGAATATAAACGTAGTAAAACGCAACGGGGAATCAGTCCCATTAGATATAAGTAAAATTCAAAGACAAGTAGCATACGGGTGCAAGGGCATAGATAACGTTAGCCCTAGTATGATAGAAATCAAAGCACAGATACAACTTCATGACGGAATACACACAGAGACAATAGATGAATTGCTGTTAAAAGCAATGGTTGACCTAATTGATGAAAGTGAAAATACCGACATCAATGATGTAAATTATCAGTATGTAGCGGGTAGACAAAAGGTTAGTATGCTACGTAAAGAAGTTTACGGCCAATACGACCCTCCCCCTCTTTTTGATATTGTAAAAAAGAATATTGAGTTGGGCATGTATACTGAAGAACTATTAAATTGGTACACTAAAGAAGAATGGGATATCATTGATTTGTTCATTGATCATAGCAAGGACGAAAACTACACCTATGCGGCTATCGCACAATTGGCAGAAAAGTACTTGGTGCAAAACCGTGCTACAGGACAAATCTTTGAGACCCCGCAGGTGCGTTATGCAATAGCTGCCGCCACTGCTTTTCACAACGAACCTAAGGAAAAGAGACTAAAATATGTTAAAGAATATTATGAGTGTGCTAGTGACGGGCATTTTACATTGGCAACACCGGTGTTGGCAGGCCTTGGCACTACTACAAAGCAATTTAGTAGTTGTGTGCTTATTAGTAGCGATGATACTCTTGATTCAATTTTTGCAGCCGGCGAGATGATGGCAAAATATGCTAGCAAACGTGCTGGCATAGGACTAGAGATAGGTCGTATTCGCCCACTAGGTGCACCAATTCGCAATGGTGAAATTAAACACACAGGCATGATACCTTTCTTAAAGAAATGGTTTGCTGACCTACGTAGTTGCAGTCAAGGTGGTGTTCGCAATGCAAGTTGCACAGTCACATTTCCTATATGGCACTATCAGTTTGAAGATTTAATCGTACTTAAAAATAATCAAGGCACAGAAGAAACACGTGTGCGTCAACTAGACTACAGTGTAGTTGTGAACAAAATGTTTTGGAATCGCTATAAGAATAATCAGAACATAACACTATTTGATCCGCATGAAGTCCCTGATTTATATGAGGCTTATTATAGTGATACAGAAGAATTTGAGCGTTTATACACTATGTATGAACACAAGAAAAGTTTACGTAAGAAAGTTTTACCAGCAGTAGAAATATTTAAAAATGGTATATTAAAGGAAAGAACAGATACAGGTCGTGTCTATATGGTTAATATAGATAATGTAATTAACCAAGGACCTTTTGATACTAAAACTGATCCAATATATCAAAGTAATCTTTGTCAGGAAATACTACTACCTACGAAACCATTTCAGAGAATAGAAGATGAAAAGGGTCGTATCGCTCTCTGCACATTAGGTAGTGTAAACTGGGGCGCATTTAAAAATCCACAAGACATGCGAAAAGCCTGTAGAGTGCTTGTGCGCAGCCTAAGCAATCTCCTAAGCTATCAGGATTTTTTAAGCATACAAAGTAAACTGGCAAATGAAGATTTTGAGCCGTTGGGTGTTGGTATTACTAATCTTGCTTACTGGCATGCAAAGCGTCACTTACGTTATGGCACAGATGAAGCTCTTGCAGAAGTGAAACGTTGGATGGAACATCAAGCATACTATCTTACTGAAACTAGTGTTGAGTTAGCACAAGAGCGAGGTGCTTGTAAGAATAGCAGCCGCACGTATTACGGTAAAGGCATTTTCCCTTGGGAGCGTAGATCAGAAGGTGTTAACGAACTAACAGACTTTAGTCCTAGTATGGATTGGGAAGCACTGCGTGGAAGATTAAATCAGTATGGTATACGCAATGCAACATTAATGGCAATTGCACCAGTTGAAAGTTCTAGTGTAGTATTAAATTCTACAAATGGTATTGAATTGCCTATGGAACTAATTAGTGTTAAAGAAAGTAAAGCTGGTAGTTTTGTTCAAGTTGTTCCGGAATACAAACGATTAAAGAATCGTTATCAACTAATGTGGGATCAAACTGATTGCGTTGATTATTTAAAAACAAGTGCAGTGTTAGCGGCTTACATTGATCAAAGTATAAGCACAAATACTTTTTATAATCCTGCGCATTTTCCAGAAGGCAAAGTTAGTGCTACGCTTATAGCTAAAAACTTAATGTTAGGTTATAAGTGGGGATTGAAAACAATTTATTATAGTTTGATAAACAAAGTTGGATCAAAGGCTGCGTTAAAAGAAGATAACGTTATTGAATTTACAAAATTAGAACCACTTGAAGATGAAGAAGCTTGTGAGGCTTGTGTACTATAATGGCGCATTTAGTTGGAGCAATACCGCCTGTCCATTGTTATATACGTAAAGAGTTTCTTTATGATTTTGAAAAGGGACACGGAGAATACGAATCCTGTATATGGGTCTCAATTAAAAGCATTCGCGGACAAGCATTTAGAATAGAAGCATACTTACCAAATTATGGCGCACTTTATGACAAACTACCTCTCCATGCGTTCGTATCACGCACAGAGAATATTGACAACACAAAGCTTTTACCTTTAGATACATTGCAGATTTGGGATTGTTTTAGTTACGATTTTACCATTATACAAAAACCGTTTCTAAGAAATCTTAGTGCAAAATTCTATGCTAAGGATAAGCAATTTTATTCTGGCAACTATATGTTTACAGTAGATCATTCTTCACCCGACTTTAATATCATTGATACCAGTTATGCAGAATGGCCAGAGGATCACAAAAGTTTTAATTTTATAGAATTAGACAACGGGCAGTATGCTGCACAACCAAACAACCGTTGTTTATTTTTTGATGCAGCAAGCAATCCGAAAGAGTTAAAGTTTCCTGACTTTAGGGTTTGCACAAAGAAATATGTAGTGGAACAAAATCCAAAATGGAGTTTAGGAGACACAAACACAGTTATGTATGAAGAGGATAATAATGAGTAAAGAACAATACAATTTAACGAAGCAAACAAATTATTTAAAACGCACTATGTTTTTGGATCCTGAAGGTCCTGTAACAGTACAAAGATTTGAAGAAGTTAAATATCCAAAAGTTGCCAAATATGAAGAAACCGCACGTGGGTTCTTTTGGGTGCCAGAAGAAGTCACATTAACGAAAGATAAGATAGATCATAAAGAGGCTAGTGAAGCAGTAAAGCATATTTTCACTAGCAACCTATTGCGTCAAACTGCCCTTGACAGTATACAAGGTCGTGCACCTGCACAAGTATTCGGACCTGTAATTAGTATTCCAGAATTAGAAGCATTGGTTAATAATTGGAGTTTCTTTGAAACTAATATACATAGCAAATCATATAGTCATATCATTCGTAATGTATATGGTGTACCTAAAGAAGAATTTAATAAGATACATGATACAAAAGAAATTGTTGAGATGGCAGCAAATGTAGGGCGATACTATGAACAACTTCATCAACTTAACTGCAGCAAAGAAACAGGAGCTACTGTATCAGAGGATGATCATGTTAAAGCTATTTGGCTGGCACTAAATGCTAGTTATGCACTTGAAGCATTGCGCTTTATGGTTAGTTTTGCTACAAGCCTAGCAATGGTAGAAAATAGAATTTATATTGGTAATGGTAATATTATAAGTCTTATACTACAAGATGAATTGTTACACACTGAGTGGACAGCATACCTAATTAATCAAGTGGTTAAAGAAGATGAACGATTTGCAAAAGCGAAAGTTGAATGCGAACAAGAAGTTTACAATATGTACCTAGAAGTGATCAAAGAGGAAAAAGATTGGGCTGAATATCTTTTTAGTAAAGGCGTTGTAATAGGACTAAATGCAGATATACTTAAAGATTTTGTAGACTGGACCGCTTTTAACAGACTTAAGGATATTGGTATCAAGTATTTAGAAAATCATCCAAAAACAAGCCCTATTCCATGGTTTAACAAACACGTGAATATCAACAAAAAGCAAACTGCTTTACAAGAAAATGAGAGTACAAATTACGTAATTGGTGTCATGAGTGACACCGTTGATTACGATGCGTTACCAGCTTTATAAGAGGAAAAAATGAAAGCAATAGTTTGGAGTAAGGACATGTGCCCTTTTTGTGATAAAGCCAAGGCTTTATTAAAGTTAAAAGGTATTGAATACGAAGAAAGAAACATAACTAAAGACTGGTCTAAAGATCAGTTACTAGAAGCAGTGCCAAATGCACGTACAGTGCCACAGATATTCATCAATGAGGAGTTAGTCGGTGGATATACAGAATTACACAAAAAACTTATGGGATAAACATGGATCTTAACATAAATGAAGTATATTCGTTCAAATTAAATAGCGGCGAAGAATTAGTCGCTAAAGTAATAAAAATCACCGATAAAACCGTTGAAATCAGCGAGCCTGTGAGTATTGCTCCTAGTCAAAAAGGTATAGGAATGGTTCCTAGCCTATTTACTACAGATATGAACGGTGTTTTTAGACTAAATATTAATAGTGTCGCAATTGTTGCAGACACTAACGAACAAGTAAAGGTAAAGTATATTGAGGCTACTACCGGTATACAGGTACCAGAAAAGCAAATTATATTAGGATAAGGATGCCAAAATTAAGTAGAAAAGGTGATACAGATCAACCAGGCGGTGCTATAGTTAGGGGCGCCGGAACTGTATTTGCGAATGGTATACCAGTAGGCTTACACGTAAGCCGAATAACACCACACGCACCATGGGGTAAACCACATCCGCCACATCGGGCGGCGACTACTACTAATGGTAGTCCAACTGTTTTTGCTGAAGGTTGCCCTGTGCTTAGAGTCGGTTCAGGAAATAGCTGTGGACATAGTATCGTCACAGGTAGCCCTGACATATTTTGCCCATGAGTCTACAAGGTCAACAATCCCCGTTAAGTGTAAATTTATCTTCTTCTTTAATAACTGGTGTAGGGACATATGTAGCAAACACCGGTGTTTTTACCGCCACTAATACAAACATTGGTTATGCTACTCCACTTGGACTTCCCGCTTCAGTAAGTAACGGGACAGTAATTACTAGTACAGTTCTAAACACATTATATAATGCAATGGCACTAGCAGTAGCATTACCTGTCAGTGCTACAGTTTTAGCTAATTTAAATAAAATAGGATCAGCTACAATACCTGCGTTAGGCAATTCAGCACCATCTACATATCCTATTGTTGGAGCTACTATAACTATTGACAGTTATAGATATTTAAATGGTTTAGGTTTTATAAAATATCTTGCTGGAAGAGCAAACGCATCATTATGCGGTAACATAGATCCTTCATCACAGTTGAATGCTTATAGGCAGTTCTGTCAAGATTTTATAAATTGTTATAGTTATAAAGTACAAACTAATCAAACCATTAATTCATTTGTAAACAGTAAAACTTTTTTAAAAGGTATCTTTAGTAACATGAATGATTTAACAACTGCAGATATTGCAGGAGTAAATCAATCAACATTATTTTGGGGTCAAGACTTAATAAAGTCAGGAAGAGTACTCAATTTAAGCACGATAGATAAATTTGGATTACCTAGTAATTTCTTAAAAACGTTAAATGAAAATAATGCTGTAACAGAAGCTCTTACTGTTGCCTTATTATATAGTGGATTATCCACAACAGAAATTAATAATATTATTTTAAATGGTGTTGATGCAACCACTATTCAAGAACAAAAAATATTTGGAGCATTTTCGGTAGTGGTTGGTAATGATTTAAAAGATATTTTAGTAATTTTAAATTGTCAAACGCAAAATTTAAATTCATTAGCAGATTTATTAAATCCAGTAAAATTATTTCCTACAAGTTATGGTAGTTTAACTGTACCAGAATATAGAACGAATGTTACGGGAAGTAAGGTTTATTACAATATTTACGCATCAAATGGAGTCAATTCTTCATTAAACAATAAAGGATATGGGAATTATTTAACCTCTATTTTATCACCTAGCTTAGCAATCGCTTGCGGAGCATTTTCCTACTCTATGATGCAGATAAGAAATATTAAAAATGTAGATATTCAAAAATTTAGTCAAGTTGTAACAAATTTAGAAACGACAACAGGTTTAAATTTAGTTAATGGATCAAGTTTACCTACTAATTTAACAAATGTGGATAATGCTCTTAACTTAATAGCCAAAGGATCAGGTCCTAATGGAACTATTGTTATGAATGATTTTTATCCAGCAGCTACAATTTTAACATACAATATGGCTAGAATTGAAGCGTTGATCAAACAATTACAGACTTCTACGTTGGCATCAATATATAGTCAAATGGTTACTGATTTGACCTCACCTAATACGGGGTCTAATATGGCTACACTAATTACTAATGCTAACACAGAAATATCTAATATTTTTAACAATAGTGCGAATGCTACAGCAGTAGCAGAATTAAATAGACTTTGGAATAATATTGGATCAAGTCTTTCAAAAGAAGATACATTAAGAACTGATGCAGGTTTAAGTTCTACAGTTACTGGACCTACATACGTTCAAACTTTGACAGCATCAAACTTATCAATTTTTTCTTTTGTGGAGACAATAAACTCATTTGCTTTAGAAACTAACCAATACGATACAGTAAGCGTTTTGGAAGCTATTGCAAATAGATTAACTTATGGAGGACAAAGTATAATAGCGTTAATGCGTGAAATTCGTAACGCAAACAGGTTAAGTTTATGTGGTTTGGAACTTGATAACGATATTTCTGATAAAAATATTACTCAAGATATCATAAATCAAGGTGGTGCCGGTACTGTGGGACCTCAGACTATATCAACTTCTTCAGGGATTATTCCGAAAGTAACAGGCAATAGCACTGATCCAAATTATCCATTCCCTGGTAATTTAGATACATCACCGGAATCACAACTAATCCCTTCAAATGTAGATATCTTTAATATATCTACCGTAGTAAACTTCCCGGCTCAGACACCAAGTCAAGCATTACAAGAAGTAATTGATTGTAATTGCGATTGTTGGGATCTTTTAGAATAAAAATTTTAACACTTAGTTAAAACCAAAATTCTTGTCTTTTAATAGAACATAGTGTATACTATCGTTCGGAAAGGAAAATTATGAAATTAGTAACTTTTTTACGCAATCCGCGTGTAGAAAACGTAGTAGCAGCAATTTTAATTTTAATTTCTGCGATTTTTATTATCGCTAATAATGAGGTTATTTTTGAAGAAGAGGAACAGCAGCAAGTAGCTGCAGCGGCTAAACCTCAGCCAAAACCAGTAGACCAAAAACAACTTAAATGTTTGGCTACTAACATATATTATGAAGCAGGTAGTGAATCTGAAAAAGGTAAACAAGCTGTTGCAAGAGTTGTAATGAATCGGGTCAAACACGGCTTTGCAAGTAATCCATGCTCTGTTGTTTATCAAGTAAGTACAATTTTAGTTCCTGTTGACAACGACCCATATATTGATGATGAAGGTCATAAAAGGGTAAAATTGTGTCAATTTAGTTGGGTATGTGAAAGTGATCGCCGCCCACTAAACGTAAACGATCCTAGATACAAACAAAGCGAACGAATTGCTTATAACGTATTAGCATATGATTCGTATAAAGATGTTGTACCTAGCACAGTATTGTTTTTTCATAACTTATGGGTAAACCCTATGTGGCCTTATAGAAAGGTCG